CGGAGGTTCGTCTTGAAGACGACCTCGATCACGGAGCGGTCCTCTGCCGGCGCAGGGGTCGGTGCTTTCGCGGCGGGATCGCCGCCCAGAGGGCGGACTTGCTGCCCCGTCGGATCGTTCACCGTGAACGCTTCGAGAAGCTGCATGTTCACCTGCACGAACCGCTTCTTCCCCTGGCCGTCGGGCAGGGGGTTGTAGCCGATCGCCGCGCGGTACTCGTCGACATCGATAGCGCCGTTGTTGAACGCCTCGCGGAGGAACTGAGCCTTCGCCTGGTAGTCGCCGGCCAGGAGGCTGTTCGTGTCGAACTGGCAGAAATACGTCTTGTCGTCGACCACGAGGTCGCGGCGGCAGGCCATTTCCCACCGCCGGCACCACGGGATCAATGAGAACGTGACGAAATCGATGGCCTGTTGCTCGACGGAGTTGTAGCGGGCGTTGGTCATCTCGCCAAGCAAATGGGGGCTTACTCGAAAGAGTCGTGCCACCTCCTCCACCTGAAAGCGGCGGGTCTCCAAAAGCTGGTGCGAGTCGTTCTGCACTTGCTCTTGGTCGCGTCTGAAGCCGAACGGCATGACGATGGTCTTGTAGGCGTTGGCGGGGCCGCGGTGAGCCTCGTCCCACGCCTGCTTGAGCCGCGCCATCGCCTCCGGCTTCTGCGGCTGGTCGGAGATGATGTACGTCCCGCCCCTGGCTCCGTTCCCGAAGAAGGCACCGGAGTGAATCTCCGTCGCCCTCGCCAGGCCGATCACGTCCCGGGAGAGGGACGTGGGGACGTACCCTGTGACGCCGTCCGAGGAGAGCCAGCGAATATGAAAAATCTCGTCCTGGCGGTACTTCGTCGGCTCGATCTCCGGCACAGCCAGGGTCGTCGGCTCGCGGTAAAGGTACTGAAGCTTCCCGTTTTCGAGCCGCTTGATCTCCATTCTGCTGGGGTGCAGGGGGATCAGCTCTGTCACGCCGCCCTTGCGTCCGCCCTTGATGTAGGCGTAGGCGTTGCCCCAGAGGAGCACCCACGACATCATCAGTTCCTTGAACTCGAACGCCGTCATCCAGGAGTTCGGCTGGTAGGCCAGAATCTCGTGCAGGTGCTGGTCGGCGGCGATCTCGTTGCCTCCGTCGGGCTTGCGCCGCATGACGTTCAGAGGCATCGCGGCCATCGACTCGGACAAGATTCGCACGCACGCCAGGACCGCGCCGCACTCAATGGCCGTCTCGGGCGAGACGGTGACGCCCGAGGTCGTCCGGCGGGTCTCGCGGATTTCCTCGAAAACCCGCGACATGTTGCTGCGTAGCTCAAAGACATCGCCCACGTCTGCGGCGGCATCTTGGGCGGCGGCGGCTTCGCGGGCGAGGTCGGATTCCACGCTACAGCACCAGGATGTCGGGGACGGTGTCGGCCGGAGGCGTTTCCGCGCTGGCAATGCCGAGGGCCATGATCAAGGCCACGGCGGCATCGATGCGGGCCGTTGAATGAGAGTGCTGCTTCGACGGCTTGATGTTCCCGGCGTCGTCGGTTCGGACTTGCATGTTCGACACTTGATGAGCCAAGGCCGGGTTGCCGCCGTGTCGTATTTTCCCGCCCAAAACGAGCATTTCGAGCAGCTTCGTGGGGGCGCTCATCGACGCATACCCCTGTCCGTAGGGCTTCACGTCGATGCCTTCGTTCACCAACTGCGTCGTGAGATGCGTTGCGTTCCAGCGGTCGATGGCGATGGACCGGACCGCGTTCTTCTCGCAGAACGAGAGAACGTAGCTCCGAACCACGTCGTAATCCGTCACGTCGCCTTCACTGATTGTAACAAACCCGTCTTTCGCCCATTGGCGATACGGAGCCTCGTCCCGGTCGACGCCGGCCTCGGGGATGAAAAGATGGGTCGTCACGTCGTAGGTGCCGTCGAAGTCGCCGTTCTCGTCCTGCCCCGGCCAGACCGCCGAAAACGCCGTGGTGTCCGATGTGGACGATAGGTCGAGGCCGCAGTAGCAGGGCTTGCCTGCCGTGTCCCGCAGGGGGGCGTCATTCTTTTCCCACATTCCGGTGCGGAAGAATCGGTTCGTGCCGTTGCTCACCCACTGGTTCAGGTAGAGCGTCCTGAACTTCATCTCCTGGGCGACGCTTTCGCGGGCCAGGGCGGCTTCCCGCTCCATGAACTCCTTGCGGATCGTAATCCCGTAGTTCGGTGAGGCGATCTTCCATGTGTCCTCCGAGAACGGGTCGGCGTCCTCTGGGGCCGCGTAGATGCATGGCAGAAACGTCGGATCGTCGATCAAGCCGTCCCTGACACGGATCGCCCGTTGCCACTCCTCGTAGCAGGGGCCGATGCGGTCCATGCCGGCCGTCGTGATGTAGATCACGAGCGGCTCGGCTCGGGCACCCATGCCCGACTCCAGCACGTCGATCAGGTCGCGGTTTTTCTGGACGTGAAACTCATCGACGATCGTGACGCTCGGATTGTAACCGTGCTTTCCTTTGTGCTCGCTGGAAAGGAATTGAATCGTGCTGTTCTTGTGCGGGATGACGATCGACTGCTTGTATATCTTGCACCGCTTGAGCAGCCCGGGGCACGACTCGATGTACCTGGAGCAGGCGGTGAACAGTAGGCTCGCCTGCTTGCGGTCGCCGGCCGCGATGAGCACCTGGCCGCCCTCGGCACCGAAGAAACCTTCGTATGCGCCGATCACGCTGGCGAGCGCAGTTTTTCCTGATTTTCGAGGTAATGCGAGCAGTGTTCGCTGGTACTGACGCAGGCCGTCCGGCCTCTTCGTGTTGAAGAGCTTCGCCAGGTACTCGTCCTGCCACGGCTCGGGTACGAACGGCTGGCCGGAGAAGGGCGATTCAGTGTGCTTCAGCAGCCTGGCGAACTGCCGAATGTCAACCTGCCGCGGTGTTGTCAAAGAGCGCGTCAACAGGGTCCGTCGTTAACTTGACCGCGCCGTAGCCGAGGCGGGTGCGGTCGGCTGGGGTGAGCCCGAGGACGGTTTCGAGGTGCCGAAGCTGCTCGCCCGTCTCCTTGGCCTGCATTGCCATCGCCGTTGGCCTCGAAAACCGAATCGAGCCGCTGGCATCAAGAACCTCAACGTAGAGAGCGTCGATCGCCTGGATCGCCTTCGCAGCGTGTTCCCAGGCGACGTAGGTGACGCAGTAGCGGGTGATGACGTGTTCGTCGGTCTCCGCCAGGGTTCCCATCTTGGTCAGCCATTCCACGAGGTTCCGAAACACCTCCTGCGCCCGCGGCTTGAGCCACTCGGGTGGCTGCATCGGCTCGGCCGGCGGCGTCCCTAGCTCCTCGCGGTTGTTCGCCCGCTTGGAGCCGTGGAGTTGCAGCAGGTGCTTCGGTTTTGGGGGGCGACCCTTCATGGAATACAGCATGACGAGGGCGATAGCTGGCGTGCAAAGGAGTCGAGCGGCCGGCGGCGAACAGCCGTCGGCCTGAAAAGCGCCAAAAACGTCCCCGCGTCTCTCCCCGAGGACATGCGGTCTGTGTTACTATCCCCCCGGGCCATGCTCCCCCCTTCCGGGGTGGCAACACAATATGTGGGGGATCGGCCGCAGTTGCACCACAAATTGTAGATTTTCAAGGCCGACACTTGGCGTGTCGATATAATGTCGGCACGGGTCGCGACGACGTTATGTCGCGGCCGATACTTCAACCGGAAAGGCTATCCCATGACGCTCCTACCCGTTGCCGATGTTTCGGAAATCCGCGCAGCTTACGAGCACCGGCGGTTTGAAATGCTGGAAACACTTCGCGGCCGTTTTCCCGCCGTCCTGGACGATGGGAACGCCACAGATTCTATGGCATGGGCTATTTTGAGGATGGAAGATGGTCACCCGATTTTCGCGATCGCCTTTCACGTTGAAGGGAAAACATTCTCCGGGACGTGGGATTCCCGGCGGCCGTTGCTTTCGGCAAACTCGAAACTTCGGAAGCTTCCCGGACGGGCGGCAAAGTTTCGGGCTATCGGGCTTGCAATGGCCCCAGCGAACTATTCCGGTAAGGAATTGTGCGCGTGGAGAACGGACGGCTGCACGGCCGCATGCAACGGATTTTGGAGCGGAATGAATGTCACAATCTCCACCCGGCTTGCACTGATCGGCCGCGCTCTACTGTGGAACTACTTTCGGGAATTGTTCGCGGCAAAGCTTCGCCACGAGTTGCAAAACTTCGCGAAGCTTTGCAAGAGACTCGGCATCGTCCCTGCTTGCCGATTGAATATTTCGACGGACGTAGTTTACGAGCGCCTGCTTCCCGATATCTTTGCCGAATTCCCCGAAATCCGTTTCCTCGACTACACGAAAGCCTTGCCGAAGCATCGCTGCGCTATCCCGTCGAACTACAGCCTTTCCCATAGCTTCAGCGAACGCACTACGGCCGCCGACGTTGAAGCGATCGTATCGGCCGGGCGGAATGTCGTGATCGCGTTCGATTCTGCGTATCGGCCGCAAAAAAAGCTCTGGGGCGCGCTTCCGGCGGCCGTCCGTTTCACGGATTCAGCCGGTCGGGATTTCACGTTGCCGGTCGTGAACGGCGATCGGCATGACCTGCGCCTCCCCGAAATGGACGGCCGGGGCGTTGTCATCGGTTTGCACGGAAAATCCGGCGGCCGCCGCGTAGATCGTGCCGTCGCTTCCGGTTTCATGCTGCACCATCCCGAGGGTGCGAAGCTTCGGACGGTTTCCCGTTTCATCGGCACCGTTACGGTGTGCCGATGATACTGGGGGCGGCAGGTCGATCGTCACGACCTGGACGCCGGGGCGTCAGCATCGAGCCCGAGCCCGTGACGCTGGGGGCGGCAGGTCGATCGTCACGACCTGGACGCCGGGGCGTCAGCATCGAGCCCGAGCCCG